AGGCTGGTCAAGTTTAGCATCGTGATCCTCAAGCTTGTTGCCTGTGATCTCAATGCCAACATCTTGACGTACCAACACACGACGTTGACGTTGCATCTTCTCTGCTGTCTCAAGAACTGAATCACGCATCTTCTCAAACATACGTGGTAACTGATCCTGAAGCTTGGCTTTGATGATAACCTCATCGCCATCTTCAAACATCTCTGCCAGTGCCAATGCACGTCTGACAAACTCACGTTCCCATTCTGTGTCATATGATGACTTGGGCTTGAAAGCTTTTGCAATGTTGTCAAGCTGTTCGGTAGTCATAGCATCAATCTCTTGAGCAGCTTGTATCTCAGTTGATGTTTTGTTTTCTTCTTGTATTGAATATGTCATGTAATGTTCCTTTCGTATGACAATGATGAGGATATATAAATTATACCCCCATCGATTTGGCTTTAATTAATTCATATCACGCTGGATTGTTATCAATTCCTCATATCTCTGAGTATCACCAGAATCCAATGCTTGTTGTATATCCCATGTTAATTGTGAGAAGTGTTCTTTATCTTCTCTAAATGGCATACGTTCCTCAACATCAAGTAGATCAACTGTTGAAGTATGTTGATATGAAACCATAGTATCTAATATCTCTAGATCACTAGGTTGGCTTTTGTTAAATAAGTCTAGTTGTTTATACATTGTAATGTTCCTTTCTGTATAAAATTAAATACTCCTACGAAATTGTAGAATACGGCTACACGGCTTATCGGAAAGGTTTAGTCAATGCCCCGAAATGGAAAGAAAATCGTCTTTGTCGACGACCACTTAGGAGGAGCTATTTTCTTGGAATGTAGACGTAGTACCCATGCCCTGCATGGGGGGGCTTTATTAGTCCTCGGGAGATAGGCCCAACTGGAGGTTATCATACAAATTCGTAGTAGTAGCCGTCCCATTAGGACTCAATATTTTTGCATACTTTTTTCCAAAAAGTAGTGAGAGAGGAAGCAACGGCTTTTTCTTATACGATCATTTATATGAGAAGAATGAGATGGAATGTAGGGAATCTTACGAAGTGAGATGAGTGCAATGCAATCTTATTCTAAGTATGAGACAAAACGGACTGGACTCGGAATAGGCAACATAAGTTCTATTAGTTGTTGCCATGATTATGTATGGCTCGATGCCATCTCATAATCATTAGTGAGAACAAGGACTTAGGAATGTGAATAGACACGTAAATAGCACCCATGCTTATAATCTCGTAGAGTAATTACAAGAGCCGTCCTATGAAAGCAAATACAACACAACAAGAACGATACAAGGGTTCGATTGTTCCGATGAGTGACATAGAAACGAACAGTCAAACACTACTACCAACACATAGTAAAGTAACACAAGCACAGGCTGAGTTAGTACACGCAATGTTGCATGATGGTTGCAACCCAACAGAATGTGCTAAACGTCTGGGCAGGAATAAGGCATGGGCGTACATAACCCTTAACAAGCCTCATGTAGTAGAGTATAGACAGCAATTAGCAATGAGTTGTCTTGGTTGGGACGCAACACAAGCTCTAGCAACTATGAGAGATCTACTGAATAGCAAGTCAGCCCATGTGAGATTAGAAGCCTCCAGAGATTTGATGGACAGAGCTGGACTCAGGGTTGATGCACCTAAGTCAGTGAACACAGCCGTAAACATTAACTTCAATGTTGATTGAGGGGCCCCTGACAGATATATGCCGTATAAGAAGCCGTCCTAAAATATGAGAGCTATCTCTATAACGGGTAAACCACACTCACGATACAATGTGAAAAGACAAAACCCAATAAAAAATTTTATCTTAAGAAAGCCAAAAACACAAGGAGGCATTTATGGGTGGAAGTTCAAGTAGTTCTGGAGGTTCTAGTAATATGGATAGCTTAAGGGCTAGAGATAAAGCAATGGCAGAAGCAACAAATCGTGCCAAAGAACAACAAGAAGCTAAGTCTAGAGAAAGCAGTTTCAACGATTATCAGGAGCAACGTAAAGCAGCATCAAAAGGTATTGATGTAATGATAAGTCCTCAGAAAGCTAAGACAGTCAGAGAAAATGCTGGTCTTGCTATGGACTTAGATGCCAAGGCAAAGAAATCAGTAATTAACGTGCCAATACCAACAGTTGGTACTGTAGCCATGAATACTATCAGCAGTATAAATTACAAGAACCAAGCTAGTGTTTTAAGGTCTGGTGGCAGACCAGTGTATGATTCCAAAGATGGTTCTTATCAGGGTGTTGTCGGTACAAATAAAATGGGTGTATCGACATATTCTGGAAATCCTGATTTTAGTCCTATAGGTAGAGATGACACAACACGGACAGCATCAGGATCTTATTCTGTATCTGCAAAACAAGATGATGGCAGTGATAACCCAACAGAAACAGTTATATCTCCTAAACCAAAAGATGTAACTGAACCTATTAAGAAAAAGTCACCTACGTTATCTACGGCATCTAGACGTGCCATGTTATCTGGCAGTGGTGGTGGAGCATCTAGAAGAAATCTTTTATGAAACTAGACTACAAACCCCCAGGTCAAGTAGCCAAATCATTTATGAAAGATGGATCATTTGTTCGTGGTATCAGAGGTCCTGTTGGCAGTGGTAAGTCTGTTGCTTGTTGTATGGAGATCATGCGTAAGTCTGTATCTCAAAAGCCAAATGACCAAGGTGTTAGAAAGAGTCGTTGGGCAGTAATTCGTAATACAAATCCTCAGTTAAAAACCACAACCATTAAGACATGGAGAGATTGGTTTGATGATGATTTAGGTCGTTTTGTCTGGTCTCCACCTTATACACATAATATTTGTTTTGCATTGGGAGATAAAACTACAGTTGAACTTGAAGTCATATTTTTGGCTTTGGATAAGACAGAGGACGTTAAGAAATTATTATCTCTTGAATTAACGGGTGTTTGGGTCAATGAAGCTCGTGAAATAAATAAAAATATTGTAGATGCCTGTACTATGCGTGTTGGTCGATTTCCTTCAATGCGTGAAGGTGGTCCAACTTGGTATGGTGTTATTATGGACACTAATGCTCCCTCTGAAGATCATTGGTGGGGAATAGTAGCTGGTGAAGTTCCTATTCCTGAATATATGACAACCGAAGAACGATTATTAATGGTTAAGCCTGATGATTGGAATTTCTTCTCTCAACCTGGAGCCATGATTGAGTCTAAAGATGAGCATGGTAACTTAGCTGGATATGATCCTAATTTAAAATCAGAAAACAGAGAAAACTTACAAGATCAATATTATGACAAGATTATATTGGGTAAAGCACCTTCTTGGGTAAAAGTATATGTATTAAATCAATATCAGGCATTAATGGACGGCAAACCAGTTTATCCTACTTTTAGGAGAGACAGTCATGTTGCTAAAGATCCATTATTTCCTTCAGATCAAAACGATGTAATTGTTGGCATTGACTTTGGTCGTTCCCCCTCGGCAGTCTTTTGTCAGCAATTACACTCTGGAAGATGGATAGTTTTCCATGAGATAATTGGTAAAGACATGGGAGCAATCAGGTTTGCTGAAATATTAAAAAGAGAAATTTCAAAAAACAAATGGGATAATTTAACATTCAAGTTTATTGGTGATCCAGCGGGCAATCAGATGGCACAGGTATCAGAGCATACTCCATTTATGATGTTAAGAGCTGCTGGAATTTCTGCTTACCCAGCCCCAACAAATGACATATCTGTTAGAGTAGAAGCTGTAGAGTCTGTAATTAACAGAATGGCAGATGGTTTACCTTGTATTACTGTCAGTCCTACTTGCACAAATCTCATTTCGGGATTTGAAGGTGGTTATCAATATAAACGTATGTATTACATGGGTAATGAGAGATTTGAGGAAAAACCTGATAAAAACAGATTTTCTCATTGCCATGATGCGTTGCAATATGCGTTTTTAGGTGGTGGAGAAGGCAGAAAAGTCGTACTTGGACCAAAAACACCCACTTCCCCCACTACTGTTGAGAGGGTAAGCAATCCATTTGCACGTTTAAGACGGAGAAATGGTCGTATGGGAAGGCAAAGAGCCATATGAAATGGATAATATGCTTCTGTGATAGTAAAAATATAGGTCTTTGGAAACTATTTACAAAAAACCGTGTTGGCTTTACTCATGTTTACGCAGTTAACTACGATCCTGAGCTAGATATATGGAAAAAAGTAGAAATAACGACTAATGGCTTTGATTTTCAGACATTAAAGGGTGAAAAAGCCACAGAATTAGTATTAAATATGCATATGTGTAATACTTGCGTTGAAATAGACGTAAAAGACCACCCTATTTACATTCCAAGATCT